TTATAAGGCTTTTTTGGCCGAATTGTCCCACCGGGCCGATTTGCCGCCCGAAGGTGGGACACTTCCGTTCTCCGGCTGTTCGTTTCCGGAGGGCACCAGGAGGTGCATCGCGTCGCCAGCGAGGCGCTTCCGGTTCGCCTTGCGCGTGTAGCGCGCCGCCTGTTTCGGGCTCTCCCATCCGTAAATCGCCATGAGCTGGTGTTCGGTCGCTCCGTTGTCGGCGGCGATCGTCGCGCCTGCCTTCCTCAAGCCGTGGGCTGAGCAGTGCTCAAGGCCCGCCTCCCGACACCGCTTCTTGAACCAGTTGCCGACCCCGTTCGCCGTGAAGGGCTTCCCGAACTCGGTGACGAGATAGGTGAGGTGTCCCGACGGGCAGGCGTCGAGCGACGCCCGCAGTTGCGGCAGGATCGGCAGTTCCTGTTCCTTGCGGTTCCGTTTCTGCCCCTTCGTCTCGACGAAGCGAATCCAGCCGGTCGAGGTTTCCATCTGGCGGCCGAGCTTCACGAGGTCGCAGCGCCGCACTCCGGTGAACAGCAGCAGGTCGAGCGCGAGACGTGCCTTGGTGCCGATCGGGTGGCGCGTCTGGTACTGCGCGACCTCCTCGATCGTCCAGGTGTGGAAGCCTTCGGTCGCAACGCGGATATAGGGCACGTCGCGCGCCGGGTTCTTCTCGGCGAGGTCGGCCTCGACCGCCCAGGCGAAGACCTGCCGAAGCGCCTTGAGACGGCCGTTGGCGGCTTCGGGGCCGGTGGCGTTCCATTCGTCGCGCAGGGTGCGAACGTGCCGGGGTTCGAGCTTCGCGAATCGCTTCGAGCCATGCTTCGTGCAGAGCGCGTCGAGCTGCCCCCGCCTCACCTTGCGGGTCGAGTCCTCCAACTGCGTGAATTCGGCGGACTGGTAGTAGCGTTCGACCAACCAGCGCAGGGAATCGCGCGCCGCCGGGGCCTCGATCGGCTCGGGGCGTTCGATTCCCTTCACCGCCGCATCGTATTCGGCGAGGAATTCCGGGGTTCCCGGCTCCGCGCGCAGACGAACTTTCCGGCCGGAACGGCGCACGTAGAGGCGCACATTGCCGTGCCGGTCCATGTCCTCGACCAGATACCGGAGGCTGATCTTCACGTCCGCCTCAATCATCCCATTCGTTCCGATCGACTTCATTGGGAAGGTCCTCGAAAGCACTGTCAAGGGCGACGCGATCCCAGACCACCCGCCCGTCGATGCGCTTCGGCTTCGGCATGCGCCCGTCCTTGACCATCTCGTCGAACTTCGAGGCGGATATTCCGACGTAGGCCGCCGCCTGGCACCGCGACAGGCCGCGCGGTGCCAGGGAGGCGGGGAGGATCTGCGAAGGGCGCACGGTGGCGGCAGCGGCAGGCATCACACATCCCTCTTGATGAGCGTGCCGTGGATGACAATTTGAGTTTTCCCGTCCTCTTCAAAGATTGCACACGTGTCGTCGCTCGCGACCAGCGAGAGCAGCGCGTCGAATCCCTGACCGCTTAGAACAATTTCGTTGGCAGCCCATGAACCTCCGCCGATCTTGTAAAGGGCCATCTGCAACGCGATGATGGATTCCGCGACCTCTCCGTAAGGCTTATTCATCTCGGACCTCCTTTACGATCGACTGTTCGATGTGGATCAGCGCGTCGAGGGCGGCGCCGATGGGAGATGCGGGGACCGTCGGGACCGTGCGGCTGTCGAGGTCTTCGGGGCGCGTCGGCCCGAGGGGGATGCGCGCGATCGACCGGGCGAGAGCGTCGAGCGGCACGCCGTGCTGCAGGGCGACGCTGATCACCACGGCCGCGTCGGAGGTGATCGCGTCCATCGCGGAGCCCTCCTTCGCCCCGGACAGGAAGACTTCGCGCACGTGGCCGGAGGCGGGGTCGATGCCTGCCGACACGGTGAGGAGCGCGCCGCCGGCGGCTACCACGTCGGTGATCACCGGGCGCCGGTTCGGGAGGCGTTCGCGGGTGGTGGTCATGGCCGTTCGTCCCACAGAACGCCATCCAGGAGACGGCCGGATTTGGCCTTGCCGATCCGCATGTGTGGGGGTGGACAGGTGCCGTGGATGTCGGTGTAAAGCAGGGCGTCGGGGTGCCATTCACCCCATTGCTTGAACAGGAAGGGGACGCCCGCCGCCTTGCACTGGTCGCGGAGGCCGCGCGCCCACTCCGGGTGCATCGGCCGCGCGTGCGGTCCGCTCTCGCCGCCGCAGATGACCCAATCGACGCGGGGCAGGCTATTGGGGCCGAAGCTCATACCGTCCCCGTCGTGCCCGTCGCACTCCGGGCATGCGTTGTAATCCGCGAGGGTTTCTCCGCACTCGGGGCACGGTTCCCCATAGTAGGCGTTGTCGCCCCGCCAGCCGCATTCGTTGCAATAGGACAGCGGGGAGTTACCGCCCCAACCACAGCCGCAGCCGTAGTCGTGCTGCCACTGCCGAATGTCGACCGGCCCCAACAGCGGCTCGCACGAGAGGAAGCGGACCGCGGCGGGGGTGGAGAGAAGATCCGGGATGCGGCGGTCGGCTTCGGTCTGGTTCTCGACCGTGGTGCCGAGCCAGACGTTCGGCCAGCCGTCGCCCCATTCCGGGTGCCCGGCGGCTTTGGTCGGCAGCATCTTCGCGATGTTCTGAGGGCGCTTGGTCAGCAGCAGCCAATCGAGATACGGCGTCATCGCGATGTAGTGCCAGAGGTCGTCTCGCCAGCGCACCGGAACCTGATTGTCGAACACATCGGCGAGGCTGGCGCAGAACACCTTGCGCCGAATACCCGACGCGGCCGCCTCCTTGTTCCACTTCAACGGCTGCCGCCAGTTCTCCGCGCTCGTGCGACGACGCTCGCCGGTCCAGAGGTCGGCGTGTCCGGTGCGCTTCGCCCATCCTTCGGCATAGCAGTTCGCGCAGGCCGGGCTGATCTTGGTGCAGCCGACCCATGGATTGAAGGTGTGGTCGGTCCATTCGATCTTGCTGTTCTCGACCACTGCTACCTCCTGATGATCCATTCGACGCAGATGTCGCGGGGCTCGACTTCGCCGCTTCCCTGGAAGATCAGGAAGCCGGTGCGGGCGAACAGGCGGGTCTCGCGCTTCACGCACTCGCTGCGCTCCTGCTTCCACTCCGCAAGGCGGCCGTTCTCATGGCCGATCTGGTAGATGAAGAAGATCGCGACACCGCAGACGGCCAGCATCACCGCCCAGAACAGGGTGGTGAGCCAGCGTTCGCGCCGGGACGGCTTCTGCTCGGGATCGGGCGGAAGATAGGGGATGGGGAAGTAAAAACCGGCCATGGTTCACCCCCCGACCGTCTGGAAGTGCAGGGTCTTGGCGAGGGCGGCGACGCTCTGGCGGGCCCACTCCGGCATTTCCTGCATCAGCCGCGAGGTTTCGAGGGCCAGGCGGCGGCCTTCGGTGGGCGGCAAGACCGGGCAGCCGACGTTCTCGAACAGGCTGCCGACGGTGATCCCGAGCGCCTGGGCGATGTCCTGCAGGCGGCTCGCCGACACGCGGTTGATGCCGTGCTCGTACTTGTGGAGCTGCTGGTAGGTGACGCCCACCTTCGCGGCGAGTTGCTGCTGGCTGAGGCCGAGGGAGACGCGCCGGGCCCGGATGCGGGCGCCGACGACGACATCGGTTTCGGTGTTGCGCTTGGTCATGGTCAGGCAATCTCCATGTCGCGGATGGCGAAGAACACCTCCCGGCAGGCGCGAACGTCGGCGAGCGCGTCGTGCGCCCCCTTCATCTCGCGCTTCAGGAAGTGGCGGTAGGCCTCCTCCAGCTTCGGGGGCTTGGGTTTGTCGAACCCGGCGGCGACCATGCGTTCGGTCGGCGGGAGTTTCAGGATCGGCGTCGAGAGGGCCTGCGTGCAGGCGTGGCTGCCCGCCTTCCACTCGTCGGCGTCGCACACGTGCGGATAGCGGTGCAGGGCGATCCGCAGGATTCGCGCGTCGAAGCTCTCGTTGTGGGCGACGCGGACGGTGGCGCGGCGCCACATGGCGATGAACATCGCGACCGCCACGTCCTCGCCGACGCCGCCGGTCTCCGCCCGCTCCATGGTTATGCCGGTGAGCTTCTGGAGTTCCTCCGGGATCGTCCAGCCGTCGGGCCGGACGAGGAGGTCGAGGAGACCGAGCTTCGCGCCGGTCTCGTCGGTGAGAAGCGCCGCGATCTGCGTGAGGTGCGGCTGGTCGGGATGCTCGGACGGCTCCTTCCAGAGCGGGAGTCCGGTGGTCTCGGTGTCGTAGAACAGGAAGATCGGCATGGTCAGCCCTCCTCGCTCTTGGCTTTTTCGCGGATCGCTTCGGCAGCGCGAGCCATAGGAGAAGGCTCCTCGCAGAGTTCGACGAGGATGCGCATCGCCATCGCGGCGACCTGAACCGCCTCCGCCCGCATGGCATCCATGCTCCTGGCGGACGGCTTGCGCTTCACCTCGTCCCAGAGTTCGTCAACCTCTTCCTCAAGGACCGCGTAGCCCTCGTGGAAGCTGTTGAACGGCTTGTATTTCCTGCGCGCCTCGGAGAACTCCTCCTCGACGGCGGCGAAGGCGGATCGAACCTCCATGGTCAGGCGGCCTCCTGCTTGGCGGCGGCGCCGATCGCGCGGCACTGCCCGCGTTCGACCCAATAGGTCGCGCCGAGGTCGGCGGCGGCGAGGTCGGGGGTCTTCTCCGGCTTCGCCACCGTCATGCCGACCAGGGCCGGGCAGCCGTTGTCGGGGTCGGAGAGCAGGCCGAACAGGCCGTTGCGCCCCAGGGGGTCGAGGATGTCGGCGCCGTCGATGATCACCATCGCGCTGTCGTCGAGGCGGGCCATGGCGATCTGGAGCGTCACCCGCACTCGATAGGCCTCGCTGTCGGAGAGCAGCGCGTAGGGACGGCCGCCGTACCGCGTGGCGAGGTCCTCGGTGAGGGTGACCGTCTTCCATTCGGCGGCCTCGCACAGCGGCGCGAGGATCGTGGAGTTGAAGGCCTCGATCGCGCGCGAGAGCTTGCGCTTGCGCACCCCGTCCGGGGCGAGCGCCTTCACCACCGCCGTCTGTACCAGGATTTCGCCGTGCAGGGCGTCGGCGCGTCGCTTGCGCCGCCCCGCGTCGAGGCGCTCCTGGGCGCGGGCGACGGCCGCCTTCGCGTCCTCGGCCGACCCGACCGCGCCGATGGTTTCGACCTTGCGCGAGAGCTTCTCGTGATCGGCCTTCGCCTGCTCGGCCAGCTTCACCTGCGCCTGCAGGCTCGACACCTCGTTGGCGAGGCGGTTGGCGACGCTCGCGGCCTCGGCCAGGGTCTTCTGCGCGGCGGCGATCGCGGCGCGGCGCGCGGCGGCTTCTTCCGCGTCAACCGGCTCGACGTGTTCGAAGCGGTACTTGTCGGCGCCGACCACCTTCACCGCCAGGGCCGCGCCGCAGCACGGGCAGGCGGTGACGTTCTCGTGGTCGGGGACGGTCGGCAGGGCGTTCAGCTCCTCGCGCGCCGTGTCGGCGGCGGCCTTGGCCTTGGCGGCCTCGGCGCGCGCCGCCGCGAACTGGCGGTTCAGGCCCTCGATGCGGTCGGCGGTCTCCTTGAGTTGGGCGAGACGTTCGGCACCCACGGCTTCCGCGCGCAGCGCCTTTTCGTGCGCCTCCTTCGCCTCGGCGAGCTGGCGGGAGAGGTCCTCCTCGCCCGCCTCCGCGACTTCCGGCGACCAGCCGGGCGGCGTCCAGGTGGTCGCCTTGGCGCTGCCGTACTTGTCGCCGGTGAGACGCTCCCATTCGCGCTTCGCCGCCGCGCCATCGGCCTTGGCGGCCTCGGTCGCGCCGTCCCAGCCCTGCGCCTGCACGAGGTCCCAGGCGGTATCGATCTGCGCGTCGGACAGCTCGGCGTCGCGCAGCACGTCGGCCAGATCCTCGCGGCCCGGCTCGGCGTGCATGTAGTCGGCGAGGGCGCGCGCCCGGTCGCGGGCGTCGAGGTCAAGCACCGAGACGATGCCGACGGCGTAGACGCTCGCCTGCGGCGGCATGGCGGTGCTCGCGACTTCGGCGGCGGGCCACGCGGCGCGGGCGGTTCCGTTGTCGTCGGACACCGACACCGAGCCGCCGGTGGCGCCGGAGCGCACCAGCTCCCCGGCGTCCTTCTTGTGTGCACCGGCGGGCAGAGGCCTGCCGGAGAGCGCCGCGCCGGCGGCGCGCAGGATCGAGGACTTGCCCGCGCCGTTGAGCCCGGCGATCAGCGCGATCGGGGACACCGCAACGTCGGCGCGTTCGATCCCCCGGAAATCGCGGACGGAAATCTGGAACATGGATCATTCCTCCCCGGAGAAGAGGGCGCCTCCGCGCTGGCGGCGGGGCTGCTGCTGCGCGGGCACGGCGGCGGGTTCGGGTTCGTCGAGGATCACGCCGTCTTCGTCGTGAAGTGGCTCCTCGGCGGGCTGGTGGGCGATCTGCGCCGGAGGCTCGGGAGCCTCGGGCTCGTCGTCGGCGGAGGCCGGGCGGCGTGCGGTCTCCACGTCGATCAGCGCCGTCTGGTCGTCGGAGGTGAAGGCGGCGTAATCGACCTTGCCCGCCTCGGCCATCGCGTCGAGCGCGGCGGCGTTCGCGAACTCGATCGACAGGGGCAGCATCTTGGCGATGCGGCGGATCATCGTCTTCGACGCCATCTCGTGCTCGTAGGCCACCCACGGGCTGCTGGCGTAGGCGTAGTCCCGGCCGCCGTCCTTGGCGGAGACGGCCTGCTTGTAGGCCTGGGAGTTGTCGCGGATCGCCATCACCTGCTCGTAGGGCAGGACCTCGAACGCCTCGCCATCCTTGAGCTTGGCGTGGGCGTAGGCCCAGAGCGCCTTGCGCCCGGCGCGCGCGCCGCGCGGGACGTGCCGCAGGTGCATGTTGGTGCCGTACTCGAAGCTGAAGTCGTCGCCCTCGTACACCACGTCGGCGTGGATGGAGACCATCGAGCCGGAGCGCCGGGCAAGATCGACGTAGCCCCGATAGCCGATGATCAGGTTCACGTCCACACGCTCGGTCACCCACCGGCCGCCCTCCTTGCGGCGCTTCTCGAAGGGGATCAGGTAGGCGTGGCCGAGGGGCGTGTTCGGCTCGATGCCGAGGCTCGCGCACACCATCATCGCGCCGAGCAGGGTGATCGCGTCGCACTCGGCGAGCTTCGGGGTCTTGTGGATCGCCATCGCCATGACGCGCAGCATGCGCTGCGGGTTGAGGTGGGCGGGAACGACGGCCTTGAAGCGTTCGACCATCTTCGGCGACTTGAGAATCGCCTGGATGTCGTTGCGCTCCTCGCGCGGCGCGGCGAGCGGCGGGCGCTGACCGTGGGCGTTGGCGGGAACCTGGTTGGACATCACGACTCCTCCTTGATCATGTGCTCGCGGCAGAAGGCGGTTCCCCACGCGGGACACCACTTCTCGGAGCAGAGCTTGCTGTTCGGGTTGGCAGGGAATGCCCAGGGGTCTCCGGGCAGCAGGTGGCGGGCGAGATCGCCGTTGCGGAACGCGGTGATGTCGCCCTCGATGTGGCGCAGGATGCTGACGGCGGCGGTCTCGGCGGCGGCCAGGTCGTGCAGAAAGGTCTGGGGCTCGGGCTGGGGGCGCGCCGTGGCGACGCGGCGAACGAAGTCCTCGGCCACCTCCTTCACGTCCACGTCGATGCCGTTGGAGCGCGCGAGCAGCGCGTAGGCGCCGAGCTGGGGCTTGTGGTTGCCCCTGATCTTGCCGGTCTTGAGGTCGCGCACCCGCCCCGGCTCGCGGGCGATCACGTCGGACTGCCCGGAGAGGACGACGCTCGGCGACACCTGCGCCTCGAGGCGTTCCTCGACCAGAACCGGCTCGACGCCCGGCGCGATGACGCGGCGATAGGCGCGCGTCATCCGCACCGCCTGGGTCACCGCCTCGTTGAGGGTGGCGGTTTCGCGGTCGTAGTTCAGGCCCTCGGCGAGGGCGGTTTCGCGCACCTGCTCCGCCGCGCAGTCGGTCGCGGCGCTCTCGGGCGCGAGGTCGCCGGAGGCCGCCTTTTCATGCAGCATCATCGCGGCGCCCGCGTGCACGGCGGTGCCGACGGCGGCGCCGACCGACCCCGGCAGTGGGCGCAGTTCGTACCCGGCCGCCTCGACATCCGCCCGGAACACCTTGGCGGCGGCGCGGCGCGGACAGTCGGGGTAGCCGGAGAGCGACGAAGCGCGGACGATCGTCGGTTCAGCCATTGCACATCTCCCGCAGGGTGTCGGCGATGCCCGCGAGAACGAGATCGCCGAAGGCGAGCCACGCGAACAGCGCGGCGGCGGTCAGCACCATGGCGGCGGCGTTGCCGGAGAGGCGCAGGAGGTCTTCCCGCCCCCACGGGCGGCGGGCCGGAATCGCCGGGTGGCAATTGACGACGGTGAGGGCGGGCTTCATGGATCAGTCCTCCCCGGCTTCAAGTACGGCCTGCTCAGCCTTGAACTTCTCGGCGAGCTTGATGAATTTCTGGGGCTCCCAAATCGACATGCGCCGTATGATTTCCTTCACCCCCTTCCCCAAGCGCGGAGCGAAGGTCTGAACCATTCGCTCGCCGACTTCGGCAAGCAGTGCCTTCGCACGGGCTTTTTCTTCGCGCCGCACCTGAGCCGCCGCCCGAGCGAGAGCCTTGGCGGCGATCGCCTGACCGGCCTTGTAACGGTCGATCTGGGCGTCGATGTTTCCGCGCTTGGCGAGGGGGACGTTCAGGATTCCGTGATCGAGGCTCATGGCTTACCCCACGTGCGTCTGTAGGGCGGCGAAGATCGCCTGACCGGGGGTCATGGCGGCGGCGCGGGTGCGCTCGCCTTCCTCGACCAGCTTGATGATGTGGCGGGCGAGGTAGCGCTGGCCTTCGAGGTGCCAGAGCTGCTCGCTGCTGACGTGGGCGCCGAGCTCCCGGTCCAGGGTGAGGGCGCGGAGATAGGCCAGAGCGGCCTCGCCGTCGGCGGTGCCGCCGAAGAGACGGGCGAACAGCGCCTGGGTTTCAGCCGGTGAGGAAATCGGAATGGTTGTCATGGTCGCCTCCTTGTGAACACGGGAGGTATGTTGCGATAATCACAACATGGCCGTCAAGAGAAAACGTTGCGATTTTCACAACGTTGCGATTGGTGGTTCTGGAAGACGAAATCTCGGGGCCGTTACCCTGCGAGATTGCAGCCTAAGATAAGTTGCGCGCTCCCCTTAGAGGTGTAATCTGTTCCTGCGATGTTCTCAGGAGGCAGGCATGCGCAAGGCGTTGGCGAGTATCGGGGTTCTGGTCGCGCTGACCGGATCGGCGGCGGCGCAAGGCGCCGTGGCGCTTGCCGGGCCGGTGGTGGCGGAGGTCGTGCGCGTCATCGACGGCGACACCGTGGAGGTGCGGGCGCGGGCATGGATCGACACCGAGGTGACGACGCGGGTGCGGCTGCTGGGCGTGGACACGCCGGAGAAAGGCAGCCGGGCGCGGTGCACGGCCGAAGCGAAGCTGGCGGATCGTGCGAGCGCGGCGACACGGGCGGCGCTGCCGGAAGGTGCGGCGGTGCTCCTGCGCGACATCCGGCCGGACAAGTACGGCGGGCGGGTAGTCGCGGCGATCGAGGGGCCGGATGGGCGCGACCTGGCGGCGGCGCTGCTCGATGCGGGATTGGCGCGACCCTACGACGGCGGGCGGAAGGCCGGATGGTGCGATTGAAGGCGGTTATTCGGGGCGCGAGCTGCGCACGACGAGGGCGGTGATCCTGCACGTCTTCCCGCCGTTGACCTTCAGCGGCGTCTGGTATCTGGGGTCGTCGGAGCACGGCCAGAGCCAGTAGGTTCCGTCCGCGTCTTTGCGGAGTTGCTTGACGGTCGATTCGAACTCGCCGTGTTCGTTGACCTGCTCCGCGATCACATAGCGGCCCGGCTCCACGTCCACCGGCGCATGGATCAGGTGAACGCAGGCGAGAATGGTTCCCTCGGGGAACACCTTGTTCATCGAAGGCCCGCGCACCTCCAGGCCGAAGAGCGGGATGCCGGGATACCTTGGGTCCTCGGAAGGCATCGGGACGGTGTACCAGTCGCTTTCATCCCATTCGAGGGATTCCTTCCACACGCCGGCCTGCACCGCACCTCGAACCATGATGCCGGAGACATCGGCGGGGCGGAGAAGCGGGCGTCGATCCCCGACGAGCGAGAGCTTGCTGCCGATATGGGTGATGACTTCTTGTTCGGAAAGCTCCAGGTGGCGGGCGACGATTCCCACTTCGTCGGCTTTGATCTGCCGGGTCCCCTTGATGATGTTGGTGACCGCCGATCGGTCGACTCCGAGCGCAACCCCCAGCGAGGCTTGGGATTTTCCCAGCTCGGTAAGGCGCTGCTTGATCCAGGTGTGTTTGACGGCTTCTGACATGCTGTGATTTTCGCACATCCCGCGCCGCATCTCTGTTGAGATTGTCGCAACATCCCTGTTGACATGCGTGTTGTGATTATCGCAACATCCGGAAGTGTTCATCATCACTGGGGACGTCTCCCATGGACGAAAAGGAAACCGAGGCCACCCGGATCATCCGCAAATGCGGGGGAACCACGGCGACCGCCAAGAGCGTGGGAAGCTCTCCCGCGTCCGTGAGCAAATGGAATGCCCCGCGCGCCAAGGGTGGAGCGGATGGCAAGGTCCCGGCCCGGCATGCGCTGGCTCTCCTAAAAATCGGCCTCATCGACATCGGCGACCTCGACGGTCCCGCTTCCGGCGGCGAGGCGGCGTGATGCTGTCTTCCGTGCTTCATCACCGTGCCAGCCTGGGGAGTGCAACTCCATGTTGAAGGCGCGGGAAATCACCAGGGACTTGACGGCGCAGCGGGTCGCCCGCGCGCTGCGACGCTACGTCGGGCGGGGGAAGGAATTCTCCTATTCCGAGTTCGCCGAGCTGACCGGACAGGATCAGCGCACCGTCGAGGCGCACTGCCGGGGCGAGAGCGCCCCGCATCTGTTCGTGTGGCTGAAGTACGCGGCGGTGCTGCCGCCCGCGTTCGCCGCCGAACTCATCGAAATCGTCGGCTTGATCGGGTTGCGCGAGGTCGGGGGAACGGCCACCGCGCAGGGCCTGCACGTGCTGGCCTGCGACCTCAACGCGATGCTCGCGCGGCACCTTGCCGACGGCCGCGTCGATCACCGCGAGGCCGCCGAGCAGGAGCCGGTGGTCCGCGAGCTGCACGTCATGACCGGCGCGTGGCTGGAGCTTCATCAGCGGGGGGAGAGCCGTGGGGCGACGCCGCAAACTCCGGGAGATTAAGCCCGAACGCGCCTCGGCGGCCGACCGCATCGCCGGGCAGATCCTCAACGCCGCCATCCTGAAGGGGATGGAGGTCACCGCCGGGCCCCGCGAACCCAAGGGGTGCCGGTTCATCGAGGGAGACGTGCGCGGCGGCGACTGGCGGTTCTGCCAGAAGCCGCAGGAACCCGGTTCCCCCTACTGCGCGGAGCACGGCGCACGGTGCTTCGTCCGTCAACCCAAGGAGACCACGGATGGGTGAGAACGTGAAGCTGCTGTCGCCCGACGAGCTGCCGGAGGCCCTCAAGGCCGCCTTCGCCGGGCTGTACGACCTCGACTGCGAGATCGCCGACCTCAAGGCCGAGCACATCGAGCCGGTGACCGACAAGCGCACGTCGGCCTGGCGGCGGCTGAAGGCCTCGACCGGGATCAACCGGAAGGACCTGAAGCTCTACTTCGACATCTACAAGCGCGCCCGCGAAGCCGACGACATGGACGACGAGACCGAGGGCGAGGCGATCAAAGGCAACCTGCGCAGGCTGTTCGAGGCGTTGCGCGAGGGCGAGACGCTCGACTGGATCGGCGCCGTCGGCGAGACCGGCGAAGGGCCGGAAGAGCCCGACGACGGCGACGAAGAAGAGCCGCTCGCCGCTCAGGCGGACGACGAGGAGGACGCCACCGAGGGCGAAGACGACGACGCGGAGGAGGGCGACGCGATCGCCGCCGCCGGCGCGCCGCGTGCCGCCGCCGAGCACGCCGAACCCGGACCCGATGCCGACTGGGGCAAGGCCGAGGCCGACGCCTCCGACGCCGAGTTCGACGAGGCGGGCGCCTACTACAACATCGGCATGTCGGCGGGCAAGGAAGGCTCGACCCCCGACAACAACCCCTATCCCGAGGGCACCATCAAGGCCTCGGCGTGGGAGCGCGGCCGCAAGGCCGGGCTGAAGGCGGCGCGCCGCGCGCCGACCGTGATCCCGATGATGGCCGGGTTCTCCGGCACCAGCACGGCGGCGGTGCAGTGATGGCGGAATCCTTCAAAAGCTGGGCGGTGCTGGAGCTGATGGGCCACCGCCGCCTGATCGGGGAATGCGCCGAGGTCGATCTGGCCGGTGGCCGGATGGTCCGCGTGGACGTTCCCTCCGTCGCCGGGTCAGAGCCGTTCAGCCAGTTCTACGGCTCGGGCGCGATCTTCTGCCTCACCCCGGTGAGCGAGGACGTGGCGCGTCGCCTGATCGAACGCGAGCGCCCCGAGCCGTTCTTCGCCTGGGAACTCCGGCAGGCGGCGCTTCCGGCACCCGAGGCCGACTTCGCCGAAGTCGAGGATTGAGGGGGAGACGATGACGATCCTCGCCCTCGACCTCGGCACCCATACCGGCTGGGCCACCCGCTCCGGCGGCGTGGTCCTGTCGGGGGTGCAGAACTTCTCCGGCTCCCGCTACGACGGCGGAGGCATGAGGTTCCTGCGGTTCTCGCGCTGGCTCGACGAGGTGGGGGCGGAGGCCACCGAGGTGGTGTTCGAGGAGGTTCGCCGCCATGCGGGGACCGACGCGGCGCACATCTACGGCGGCTTCCTCGCCCTGCTCACCAAGTGGTGCGAGGAGTACGGCATTCCCTACCGGGGGATTCCCGTGCCGGTGATCAAGAAGCACGCCACCGGCAAGGGCAACGCGGACAAGGCCGCGATGATCGCCGCCGCGATCGCCAGGGGCTGGGCGCCCGCCGACGACAACGAGGCCGACGCCCTCTGGATTCTCGACTGCGCGGGAGCCGGAAAATGAAGGCGCTGCGCTCCTACCAGGAAAAGAACGTCGCGGAAATCCTCGCGTGCCTGCAGAGGGGGGAATCGCCCCTCTACGTTCTCCCCACCGGCGGCGGCAAGACCGAGGTCTTCACCCGCGTCGTCGGCACGGTGGGCGACGCGGGCTGGAGCGCCGGAATTTTCGTCCACCGGAAGGAGCTGCTCCGGCAGGCGTCGCGGCGTCTCGCCGAGCTGGGAATCGCGCACGGCGTGATCGCGCCGGGGTGCGAACTCACCTCGCACCGGGTGCACGTCGCCTCGATCGACACCGTGGGCGCCCGTCTCGAAGCCCTCACGCCCTGGCTGCGGAGCCTCTCCATCGCGATCGCCGACGAGGCGCACCACGCGGTGGCCAACAAGTGGAATCGCGTTCTCCAGTTGCCGCAGCAGCGCCTCGGGGTCACCGCGACGCCCTGCCGCACCGACGGCAAGGGGCTGGGGGACACCGGCCTGTTCCAGCGCATGGTGCGCGGTCCGGGGATCGCCGAACTCACCCGCGCCGGATATCTCGCGCCCGGCGTCGTCTATGCGCCGCCGACCGGCATCGACCTCTCGAAGGTGGCGCGGCGGGGCGGCGATTTCGTTCTCGGCCAGCTCGCCTCGGTGGTGGACACCGACGCCCTGACCCTGGCGGCCGTCCGCTGGTACGGGCGGAAGGCGATGGGGGAGCCCGCCGTGGTCTTTTGCACCACGGTCGATCACGCCCGCCACGTCGCGGAGGTGTTCTGTTCGCACGGCTGGCTGGCGCGCTCGGTCGATGGCTCGATGCACGACGACGACCGCGACGCCGCGATCGGCGGTCTCGCCGACGGATCGGTCCAGGTGCTCACCTCGTGCGAGCTGATCGGCGAGGGCCTCGACATCCCGGCGGTGTCGGCGGCGATCCTGCTGCGGCCGACCGAAAGCACGAGCCTCTATCTCCAGCAGATCGGCCGTGCGCTCCGGCCGCACGAGGACAAGGACGCCGCCGTCGTCCTCGACCTGGTGGGCAACACCGCCCGCCACGGCATGTTCGACGCCGACCGGCAGTGGGATCTGCACTCGGGCCTGAAGGGGCTTGAACGCGCCGTCGCCGGAACCTGGAGGTGCCGCAAGTGCCACCGGGTGCAGGGCCGCCCGGCGACCGACCGGGTGATGACGTGCAGTTGCGGCGCCACGCAGAAGACCAGCGGCTTCGCCTCCGCCGCCGTCGAGCGGCATCCGCCGATCGCGGGGATCGAGGCGGATACCCTGCTCCGCATGAAGTTCAAGGACGCGGTGCCGTTGCTCAAGACGCTCGCCGACCTCGTGGCCTACGGCACCCTCCGGGGCATGGATCACCCGCGCGGCTGGGCCCGCAACGTCATGGAACGGCGCGACCAGACCCGCGCCCGCTATCAGCCGTGCGGCGGCAGCCGTTATGCGGCGGGAGGTCGGTGGTGACCAGGAAGCCTCGGGCTCTCGACCTGTTCTGCGGGCAAGGCGGTGCGTCCATGGGATTGCACATGGCCGGGTTCGAGGTGGTCGGCGTCGATAACAAGCCGCAGCCGCGATATCCGTTCGCCTTCGTTCAGGGGGATGCCCTCAATCCCCCCTTTGACCTCGACGATTTCGACTTCATCTGGGCGTCGCCGCATTGCCAGCCCTACACGCTGGCGCGGAACATGAAGTCCGTCCTGCCGAAACCGGAGCAAATTCCCCAGGTGCGGGAGTTGCTGAAGAGCGTTCGCGGCTTGACCTGCATCGAGAACGTTCCTCGGTCTCCTCTCCGGATTGATCTTCGGCTTGATGGATGGATGTTCCCTGAACTGAGGGTGATCCGGGAGCGTTGGTTCGAGCTGAACTTCTTCGTCCTGGCTCCGCCAGTCTCACGGCCGAAGGGGCTGTTGAGCGCCGGATACCTGTCGGTGATCGGCTCCGGCACACCTCCATACATGGTGGCGAAGGGAATTCGGTATGGCGTAAACGATTGCCGCCGCGCCATGGGAATCGACTGGATGAGCCGCTACGGCCTCTCCCAGGCCATCCCTCCCGCCTATTCGGAGTTCATCGGACGGGCCGCCCTGAAATATCTCGGGAGGGGGGCCGCATGACGAAGCCGGGGAACAACCATTATCCGACGCCGCCCGAGGCGACCCGCGCGCTGCTGTCCGTCGAGGCCTTCCCCGGCGGCGTCTGGGAGCCCTGCGCGGGGTCGGGCGAGATGGCGGCGGTGCTGCGCGAGGCCGGGTGCACGGTGCGCGCCACCACCCTGGAGGAGGCGCAGTACGACCCGAGGCGGCCGAAGCACCGGGTCAAGGGTGGCGTCGATTTCCTCGGCGAGGCGGAGTCCGCGCACCCGAACATCGTCACCAACCCGCCCTACAACCGCGCCGAGGAGATCATCCGGCACGCCCTGTCGCTCCGCCCCGCCAAGGTGGCGATGCTGCTCAACATCGGCTTCCTCGGTGCCGAGTGCCGGGCGCGCGGATTGTGGATCGAGCACCCGCCGGCGCGGGTGTGGGTGATCGCCGACCGCATCACGATGTACCCGGCCGACTACGAAGGGAAGAAGGGCTCCACCAACCAGACGCACGCCTGGTTCGTGTGGGAGTTGCCGCAGCGGCGTGGTGCGCCCGAGATCGGCTGGGTTCTCGCCAAGGACTTCAAGGACGACGACGGGGGGCGGCGATGACGGCGAAGCCCCGGCCCGCGATCTGCCCCGTCTGCCACGGCTCCGGCACCGTCGTCAACGCGCACGGGCTCACCGACGCCTGCCCGCGCTGCGCGGTGATCGCCGAGCACGAGTACCAGATCGCGAAGCGCCGCGAGGCTCTCGACCGGCTCGGGGCGACCTCCGATCAGGTCGGAAAAATTAACATGGGCCGCGAGGTGAACCGATGACGGGCTTCGTCACCATCGAGCGGGCAATCCTCAAGAACCCCAAGTTCCGGGGCAAGGACGACATCTACGCCGCGTTCTGGCTGATCTGTCAGGCGGCATGGCGGCCGACGGCGGTTCGCCCGGTCCGGTCGATGATCGAATTGCGGCGCGGACAGTGCGCCTTCGCGGTGTCGTTCCTCGCGCAGGCCTGGGAGTGTTCGAAGGCCACGGCACATGCCCGCCTGAGACATTTTGAGAAAATCGAATTTATCCGAACGGACGCCCGAACGGACTGCACGCTTATAACCATCTGCAATTACGACAAATATCAGCAGTCGCCGGACGCTGCCCGAACGCTCGACCGGACGGAGGCCGAACGCTCCCCGAACGCTGCCCGAACGAAGAAGAAAGAAGATAAACCAGTAGAACAAGAGGAAGAGGATGTAGGGGGTGACGCGCACGCGCGCGACGCCGCTTCCGAACCCGATTCCCAAGCCGGGGCCGATCCGGCTCCCGCATCCTCGGGCACCGACCCGAAGAGCGAACGGGCGCGCACCGTCGTCGCCCACTTCCACCGGCTCCGGGACGAGGGGTGGCCCACCGAGGTCAAGTTCCCCGCTCCCGAACTCACCCTTCAGGCCCAGGCCGCCACCGTGCTGGCCCAACTGCCTCTCGCCACCGTGCTGGAGGTGATGACCGCCGAGAGCGGACGCGCCAGGGCCGTCGGCATGAAGGCGCCGAACTCGATCAAGGCCTTCGTTCACGCATTCGAGCGCGCCATCCGCGCGCAGCAGGGAGGAATCCATGAACTCGCCACTGGCTCTTCAGCCCCAGCAGGCCAACGGGCGTCTTGCGGCGATGGAGCCGCGCGCGGTCGAAGACAGGCTGGCTCGATCGTTGCCATCACGCGCGAACTCCTGGCTTCGGCCGGAGATGCGGGAGGACGGTGACTTCGCCCGCTACGCTGTGGTCCCCGGCGCCGCCCTCGACGACGGCGACCGTCGCCAGCTCGCCGACGCGATCGCCCTGCACGAGCGCGCGTTGATGCCCGCGCCCGAAACCGACGTGGTGGTGGAACTCGCCCGCCTGCGGGTGCTCACCCGCGCCGCGCAGGCCGGTGACGAGGATCTGAAGTTCGCGCAGCAGGTCTATGCCCGCGAGCTGTCGGCTTATCCGGCGGACGTGGTGCTGTCGGTGCTGCGGGACTGGCCCTCGCGCTCGATGTGGTGGCCCGCCTGGAAGGAACTCCACGACGACCTCGAACGCCTGACCCGCCGCCGGAAGAGCCGCCTCGAGGCGCTGCGCAAACTGGCGGACGGCGACGCGCCGCCGTCGATCGAGGAGGTTCGCGCGCGCCGGGAAGCCGAGAACGCCCGGCTGTCCGATCAGCGCCGCAGTCTCGCCGGGAAGTTCGTCGGCCTGTTCCGGCCGCAGCATCAGCCCACCGAGGCGCAGACCCTCGCGGCCTCCCTGCCGGAGGGCGATCGCGCCGAGTTCTGGCGGCTGATGATGGAGGAGGGGCACGACGCCGCGACCGCCGCCGCGACGGCGAAACAACCCCATGCGATGCCCGCCGGTGGCGAGGCCGCGCCGGTCGGGAGCGCCGCCGAATGACCCGCCTGCGCGCCCATTCGGCAGAAACCCGATACCGCCCGCCGCGCGCCGACGTGCTGCCGCTCGAACTGCGCCGGAAGGCGCTGGAGCGCGGCGTCGCCGTGGTGGTGCTTGAGGACGTGCACGACGACTGGACGCGACAGGCGATCTTCAACGAGAGCCGCCGCCAGGTCGAAACCGAGGGGGAATCCGACCGATGAACGCCATGACCAGCCGCGACCGCATCGACCCGACCCCGGAAACGCTGGCGAAGCTGCGCGCCGACGCGGTGTTGAAGCTCTACGAGAGCGGACGCCTGAACCGGGAGCAGGTGCAGGCCGCCGAGGACATCCGGGAGGTGTGGGCCTCGTTCAGTCGCGCGATGTATCCGGCGCGGGTGTTCGACGGCACGCAGGATTGCAAGGTGGTGGGGCGCGTCGTTAGCTCGCCGCTCGACCGCATGACGGCGCGCGAGTACCGGGTGTGGCGCACCATCTACCGGCCGTGGGCGGACGATCAGGCGCGCCGCTCGCACGGCTCCGGGCAGGTGACGCGGCTGTCGATCGTCACCAAACTGGTGGTCGAGAACTGGGGTCCGCGCCAGCTCGAAGCGCGGCACCGCCTGCGGCACGGGACCGTGGTTCCGATCCTGCAGGAGGCGCTCTCGCGCTACGGAGAATTCGCCGGATGGATCATGGAAAAACGTCCCGCTTGACGCGGGGACGGAATAACGGCATTTTTTCCCAAGTTACGGTCCTGTGCCCGGAGCCTTCCGAGGCGCTTTTTTCATGCCCGCCCGCATCCGCCGGCGGGTTTTTTCATGGCCGAACCCCAAGCCAGCCTTCGAGGTCGCAGCCATGCCCGGAGAGCGAATCCGCTGGACGTTGCGCGAGGACAGGCTGCTTGTCCGGCTGCGCTGCGAGGGGATCGAGCGCGACATGATCGCCGAGGCCCTGGGCAAGGAGCCGAACCAGGTCTCCTGCCGCAGCAACCGGCTGCGCGTGCTCGGCATCCTCGAAACCATCTCGCCCCGCGTGCGCCTGTGGCGGCTGCGCGACGGCGGCATGGAACGCCTCGGCATCCTGCACGCCCGCACCACGCCCGAGCAGCCGTCCCACGACACGGTGGCCGAGCTGTTCCAGGAAGGGCTCGGGCATCGCGCGATCGCCGAGAAGATCGGCGTCTCACCGGTGAAGGTGCGCCGCGTCCTCGCCGAGCTGCGCCAGGAAGGCGAGATCGGCTACGAGCGCCGCCCGTGGACGGACGAGGAGCGGACGGAGCTGGCGGCGCTGTTCTACGGCGGCACCGGGGACGCGCACATCGCCATCAAGCTGGGGCGATCGGCGCACGCGGTGATCTGCCAGCGCAAGGAGATGGGGCTTCACCGGGGCGAGAAGGGGGTGCCGCTGTGGTCGTGACGCCGTTCTTCACCACCGAGAAGGCGTGGTTCTGGGCGGTCGCGGTCTGGCAGTTCAAGGCGAACCCGAAGGGGCCGGAACCGCGCCTCCCCAGGGTCGATCGCCCGTGCGAATACACCGATATCCTGCGCGAGGCGGCCCGCCTCGGCCTCACCCAACGGGCGGTTCAGGTCATGGTCGAGTACGGCAGGCAGGGACGGCCGCCGGGGCGCAAGGCTCCCGAGCACGACCGCCGCCTGTGGGCCGACGCCATGGACCGCCTGCACACCAAGCTGCGCGCGAAGCGCATCGTCGTTCCCGCCGTCGAGTGGGCCGACGCCCTGGAAGGGAACGTCTGATGTGGCGGAAGGACCCGACAAGGCCATCTGCGGCGCGAAGACGCGGAGCGGCGCGCCCTGCCGCGCGCGACCGATGCCGAACGGCCGCTGCCGCATGCACGGTGGCGCCTCGACCGGCGCGCCGAAAGGGAACACCAACGCGCTGAAGCACGGCATCTACTCGGACGCGATCCGCGAGGACGAGCGCCCGCTGTGGGATCGCATCGAACTCGGCGGGGTGGACGACGAATTGCGCCTCGCCCGCCTGCAGCTCCGCCGCGCGGTGAAGGAGGACAAGGCGGAGATCGCGCAGAAGCTCCTCGGCCGGATCGCGCAGCTTGAGATGCTTCGCCAGCAGCTCGCGGAGAAGGGCGGCAGCGGGCAGGCGCACGAGGCCGCGATCGAGGACTTGGCATGATGGACGAGAGCGAGCGTCGCATCCGCCAGCGGCTCAAGGACGACTTCCCGCACTACGCTGAGAAGTGCCTGCGCATCCGCACCAAGACGGCCGGGTTGAAGCCCCTCCTCCTCAACCGCGAGCAGGCCTACGTGCACGAGCGCCTGGAGGAGCAGCGGCGCGCCACCGGCCGGGTGCGGGCCCTGATCCTGAAGGCGCGCCAGACCGGCCTCTCCACCTACGTGGCGGCGCGCGGCTACCACTTCACCACCCACCGCAAGGGGGTGCGGGCCTTCCTGCTGACCCACCGGCAGGACGCCACCGACAATCTCTTCGGCATGGTCGCCCGCTACCACAAGCACTGTCCGAAACCGGTGAAACCGGCGGTCGGCAAGGCCAACGCCAAGGAGCTGAACTTCAGCCTGCTGGACTCCGGCTATCGCGTCAGCACCGCCGGGGCGAAGGAGACCGGCCGTTCGGAGACGGTGCAGTTCTTCCACGGCTCCGAGGTGGCCTTCTGGGCCCACGCCGACGCCCACGTCGCGGGCGCGCTCAACGCGGTGCCCGAGGCCGACGACACCGAGGTGATCCTCGAATCCACCGCCAACGGCATGGCCGGGGTGTTCTACGAGATGTGCATGGAGGCCGAGAAGGGCCTCGGCGCGTTCCAGCTCATCTTCCTGCCGTGGTTCTGGCACGAGGAGTACCGCCGTACGCCGCCCGAGGGCTGGGCCGCGCCGCCGAAGTGGGGCGAGTACGGCGAGCTGCACGGACTGGCGCCGGATCAGCTCTTCTGGGCGATCGAGAAGAACCGCACCCTGGTGAAGGGCACCGGCGACGACCCCGACGAGGGGCCGGGGTGGAAGTTCAAGCAGGAGTACCCGGCGACCGCCGCCGAGGCGTTCCAGACCTCCGGCGCCCATGCTTTGGTCAAGTCCGAACTGGTGATGAAGGCCCGCCGGGCCCGCCTGCCGGAGCCGGGCGACGACGCGCCGGTGATCCTCGGTCTCGACGTGGCGCGCGGCGGCGGGGACCTGTCGTGGATGATCGACCGCCGCCGTCGGGTGCTCGGCAGGCTGATCAACGAGCGCCGGAACACCGAAGACACGATGGAAATCGTGGGGTGGACGGCGCAGACGATCGACCGCCTCAAGGCGGATATGTGCTTCATCGATTCCGGCGGCAACGGCGCGGCGATCTACGACCGCCTCGTCGAACTCGGCTACGGCGACCGGCTCACCCTCGTGAACTTCGGCCAGAAGGCGAGCGACCCCGAGCGGTTCGCAAACAAGCGCGCCGAGATGTGGGTGCTGATGCGCGACTGGTTCGCCGACGAGGGCGGTGCCGACATGCCCGACGACGACCTGTTGCACCGGCACATCTGCGGGCCTGGGTACAAGGAAGATTCCAACGAGCGGACGATCCTGGAGAAGAAGGAGGCGATCAAGACCCGCCTCGGCTTCTCGCCCGACGGCGGCGACGCCGCCGCCCTGACGTTCGCCTTCCCGGTGCAGAAGTACCGCTCCTGGAGCGGCGCCGACACCGCCGAGAACGAGTACGACATCCTGAACCACTGAAAGGAGCAAGCCGATGGGAGCTTTGTTCTCGTCGCCCTCGACGCCCACCATCTCGTCGCCGCCGGTGACCGCGACGACCACCGACCAGGAGGCGGACGCCGCCGCCGAGCGCGAGCGCAAGCGCGCCCTCGCCGCCACCGGGCGCAGCTCGACCGTGCTCACCAGCGGCCTCGGCGTCACCGATCAGGCGCCGCTCGAAAAGAAGACCCTCCTGGGAGGCTGACCAGCCATGGCCGACGCCCTCGCCGACGACCTCATCAAGCGACAGAGCGACCTCGCGCAGATGCGCAGCGAGTGGGAGCCCGACTGGCAGGATGCGACGATCTACGTCATCCCGCAGGAGGCGTTCTCCTTCGGCATCTCGCCGCGCGGCCGCACCCGCTCCCAGGTGGTGGACGACACTGCCAAGGATTGCCTCGACAATCTGGTCGCGGGGCTGGAAGGCCTGCTGTGGGGCGACCGCGCCTACGAGGTGCGGACCAAGCGCGAGAGCATGATGCGCGACGAGGGCCTCAAGGCGTGGTGCGAGGAGGCGACGCGGGTCCTGAACGGCTCCCTCGCCAATCCCCGCGCCGGGTTCTCGCCGGAACGCCAGAAGGCGCTGCGCAGCATCGGCGGCCTCGGAACCGGCTGCCTCTATTCCGAGGACAACCCCGGCCGCCATCTGGTGTTCCGGTCGATCCCGCTGGCGCAGCTCACGGTGGCCGAGGATTCGAGCGGCGTGGTGGACACGGTGTTCCGGCGGTTCAGCATGTCCGCCCGGCAGGCGGCGCAGAAGTTCGGCGAGCAGGCCCTTTCCGACCAGGCGCGGCGCATCCTCGAGAAGGAGCCGTACAGCAAGATCGAGTTCCTCCACGCGGTGTTCCCGCGCGGGGACTACGACGGGGAGCGACGCGACCGCCTGAACCTGCCGTTCGCCGACCACTACGTCGAGTTCGACACCCGGCACCACGTCTCCGAGGGCGGCTATCACGAGATGCCCTATCACGTCGGCCGCTGGGACGGGGTGCACGAAACCCCCTACGGCTGGTGCCCGACCATGAACGTCATGGACGAGATCAAGCGCGTCAACACGATGGGGCGGACCAACCTCAAGGCCGGGCACTCGACCGCCGAACCGGCGCTCTACATCCGCAACGGCCTGTTCAAGGGCAAGCCCCTCGATCGGCGCCCGAACTCGGTGAACTACTACACCCCCGATCGCGGCGAGAACACCGAGGTGCGCGCGCTGCCCGGCCCCAACGGCCTCCCGGTGACCCTCGAAATGGAGCAGGACCGCCGCGAGTTCATCCGCGCCGCCTTCTACTACTACCTTCTCCAGATCCCGCAGAACCCGCAGATGACCGCCACCGAGTGGCTCGGTCGGGTGCAGGAGATGATGCGGCGCATGGGGAGGCCGGTCGGGAACATCCAGACCGAGGTGGCGCAGCCCGCAGGCGAGCGCGCCTTCAGCGTGCTGCTGCGCGCCGGGGCGATCAGCCCGCCGCCCGCGCCGCTCACCCGCGAGGACGTGACGGCCGAGTTCCTCTCGCCCCTCAAGCGGGCGCAGCGCGCCGCCGAGGCCGAGGGCACGCTGCGCACCGTGCAGGGGATCGGCGCGATCGCCGGGCTCGACCCCAGCGTCGGGAAAATCCTCAACGGCGAGAAGGCGGTTCGCCATCTGCGCGAGGCCAACGGTGCGCCCGCCGACATCCTGCGCAGCGAACGCGAGATGCGGGCGCAGCGCGAGCAGGACGCCCAGGCGGCTGCGATGCAGAACATGGCCTCGCTCGCCGAGCAGGGCGCCGGGATCGTGCACGACTTGTCGGAGGCCGCGAGCAATGCGCCTGTTCCGCAGTATTAGCGGTGCCGTCGCGCACCTCAACCGCCGCCGCCAGCTCTTCCGCGCGGCGTTCGCCAGCAAGGAAGGGCGGCCGGTGCTGCTCGACCTCGCGCGTTTCTGCGGGGCCTTCGACACCTCGTACTCGCCGAGCGACAGCCACGAGACCGCCTTCCGCGAGGGAATGCGGAACGTCTGGCTGTACATCGTGCGCCAGCTCGAAATGACCGACGCGGAGGTGATCGAGTTGGCCAGAACCATGACCGAGGAGGATGATCAATGACCGATACCGCCACCGCCGCCCCCGGCGCGGGCACCTCCGGCGCCGACGCGGGTGCGTCCGCCGCGCAGGGCCAGGAGCAGCAGGCCGCGAAGACCACCACCACCGAGAGCGCCGCTTCCGGCGGCACGGTTCTCGGAGGCTCCGGCACCGCCGACCGCAAGGGCGGCGCGGGCGCCGACGCGGGTGCGGCTTCCGGCGACTGGACGGCGAGCCTGCCCGAGGACATGCGTGCCCTGGTCAAGGCGAAGGGCTGGAAGGGCATGGACGACGTGCTCGGCTCCTACGCCAACCTGGAGCGCGTGCTCGGCGGCGAAAAGCTGGTCGTCCCCGGCAAGGACGCGAAGCCCGAGGACTGGGAGCCGGTCTACGACAAGCTCGGGCGGCCGAAGGACCCGAAGGACTACAAGATCGAGCGGCCGAAGGAGCTGCCGCAGGACTTCCCCTACAACGCCAACATCGTGGAATCCTTCCGCCCGGTCGCCCACAAGCTCGGCCTCACCAACGCCCAGGCTCAGGGGCTGCACGACTGGGTTGTCGCCCAGAACATTCAGCAGCACGTCGAGGGCACGCAGGAGAGGGCCAAGGCCAACGAGCAGAACCTCGCCGCCCTGAAGAAGGAATGGGGCAAGGACTTCGACCAGAAGTCGGCGCTCGCGGCGCGCGCGGTGCGCGCGTTCGGCAGCGATGCCCTGTCCGCGTGGTTCGACAAGACCGGCCTCGGCGACGACGCGAACTTCATCCGCCTGTTCTCCAACATCGGCTCGGCGATGGGCGAATCCCGCATCGTCACCGGCCAGGGCGGCGGCAAGCTGCTCGGCGGCCCGGCCCAGGCTCAGGCGGAAATCGACCGCCTCACCGCCGACAAGGCCTTCATGGCGGACCTCACCGGAGACAACGGCTCCGTCGCCAAGAAGATGGCCCAGGAGAAGTGGGACCGCCTCAACTCCGCTGCCGCCGGCGACGGCGAATAACCCGTCATCTCCCCGGATAACCGCCCCGCGCGGGCGGCCCGGTCCCGGCATCCGGCCGGGCGCCGCTGGTGGGCGATTCCACCACGCTCAGGGTCCGCCGCCCGGCGGGCAACCCCTTCAGACCCTCCAACATCATGGGGAAAACCATGGCGACCGACATTGAAGTCCACAAGCGCCGGGTGGCCTACAACAACACCCTGCGCATCGCCCTCCAGCAGGAGGATACGCGGCTGTGGGACAAGTGCGATTCCTTCGACCTCGATGCCGAACTCGGCCTCGCGTTCGACGAGATCGCGCCCACGGCCATGGTGAAGCTCACCGGCAAGCTCCAGCCGACCCCGAACCTCGGCATGGACTACAGCCGCCGGTGGCTCTCGTCCGAGCCCTACGTCTGGGCCCACGCCTGGGACAAGTTCGATCAGACCAAGGTGCTGACCAACGTCAACTCCTCGCTGATCCGCTCGGCCAAGGCCGCCGCCAACCGCACGAAGGACCTCTCGATCGCGAAGGCGTTCTTCGCCGACGTGCCGCGCGGCATGGATAAGCCCGGCGACGACGGCTACGCCTCGTTCCCGGCCTCTCAGGTGGTCGGCGTCAACGTCGGCCACGCCGACTGGGACCCGGTGACCAAGGCGGGCGGCAGCGCCACCGGCATGAACATGGCCAAGCTCAAGCTGGCCCTGGTCACCATGGTGGGGAACGAGGCCCCGAACGACCCGGTGTTCTGCGGCATCACCGCCGCGCAGCTCGGCAACCTGCTGTTCGACGACCAGTTCACCAACAAGGACTGGATTCTCGGCCAGTTCAACGAACGCGGCGAGGTCAAGTTCCTCAACTGGACCTTCGTCAACTATCAGGGCCTGGAGGTGGACGCCAGCGGCTACCGCCGGGTGCCGGTGTGGATGAAATCCGGCATGCGCCGGGCCGTGGTCAAGGACCTCGAAACCAAGCTCGATCAGCGTTCCGACCTGAACTACGCCTGGCAGGCGTGGGCCGGGCTGGACATCGGCGCCGCCCGCGCGGACGACAAGCTGGTGGTCGAGATCAAGTGCGCCGAAGCGTGAGCGGGGCGCCCATGACCAAGACGAGAAAGCCCGCCCCGGTCGCCCCGGCGCCCGAGGCCCCGGTGGCGGAGCCGCAGGCGCCCGCCGCCGAATCCGACATCAACCAGGACCCCGCCCCGGTCGCCCCGGCGCCCGAGGCCCCGGTGGCGGAGCCGCAGGCGCCCGCCGCCGAATCCGACATCAACCAGGACCCCGCCCCGGTCGCCCCGGCGCCCGAAACCTCCGGCAACGTGATCGGCTTCGACCACGGCGTCGGGGGCGCGGTCCTCCGTCTGTCCTGACCTTCAGGGGATGGGTTCGCGCCCGTCCCCCTCTTCCCATAGGGAGTTCCCCACATGGCTGTGACCAACCAGAAGAGCACGCAGCTCACCCGCGAGGAGAGCTACGCTGCGGGCCGCAACTCGCCCATCGACGCGCGCGGCGAGGTGCGGATGCTCGCCTTCGACTTCGCGCAGTCGGGCGCGGGCGACGCCACGTCCACCGCCCGCCTGTTCAAGCTGCCGGCGGGCTCCGTCCGCCTGCTGGAAGTGCGTCTCGTCAACGACGCCCTCGGCGCGAGCCGCGTCCTCGACCTTGGGTACGAGGGCTACGCCAACGCCTCGGGTTCCGCCATCGTCGCCGATCCGGATGCCTTCGCCGCCGCGCTCAACGTCGCCGCCGCCGCGACCAACATCGTGGCGGTGAACAAGACGTTCGCCAGCCGCGATGGCGTCGTCGTGGCGGCCAAGGTGACCGGCGGCACCATCCCCGACGCCGCGAAGCTCACCGGCTACGCGCTCTACGTCGGCGGCTGATCCGTCTCCGCGACGGCAGCCACCCGGCGGGCCGGGTGTTCCTCCTTGGCCCGGCCCGCCATCCCAGATCCTCACGAGGTCAGCATGAGCATCACCCCGGTCGATGTGTGCAACATCGCGCTGTTGAGCCTGGGCGAGCGCCCGATCAGCAGCTTCGACGAGGGCACCCTTTCCGCCAAGATGTGCAGCGCGAACTTCGCCATGGCGATGCGCATGGTGCTTCAGGCATTCCCCTGGAACTGCGCCACCGCCCGCGCCCGGCTCGCCCGGCTCACCGCCACCCCGGCGTTCGGCTTCTCCTACGCCTACCAGCTCCCGTCCGACTGCCTGTTCATCCAGAGCGTGAACCTCGACGACGCCTGGCGCCGCGAGGGCGACAAGCTGCTCACCGACACCGAAAGCGGCGTCGATATCGTCTACACGGCGGACCTCACCGTGGGCGGCGACGGACGCAATCCGATTTCCGGCGGCTCGCGCCTCGGCATCGATTCCCTCTGCGCCAACGCGGTGGCCTACCGCCTCGGCTACATGATCGGCGAAAAGCTCACCGGCAGCGGCACCCGCGCGCAGGCGATGTTCGAACTCTACAAGGACGCCCTGATCGAGGCGAAGGGCGTGGACGCGATGCAGGGCACGCCCAGCGTGATCGACGGCTCCTCGTGGGTGGACGTGGAGTAGACCGATGGCGAAGGTCAACGTCCTCAAATCGAACTTCAACGGCGGCGAGCTGACGCCCCGCCTCGAGGATCGCACCAACCTGCCGAAGGTGCAGAACGGCTGCCGCCGGATGCTGAACTTCCTGGTTCGCCCGCACGGCGGCGCCGCACTCCGTCCCGGCCTGCGCTTCATCAACGCGGCCAAGTACAACGACCGCAGGGCGCGTCTGATCGGCTTCCGGTTCTCGACGATCCAGACCTACATGCTCGAATTCGGGCACCAGTACATCCGCTTCTACAAGGACGGCGGCCGGATCGTGAACGGTGACGGCACGCCCTACGAGATCGTCACCACCTTCGCCGAGGGCGACCTGCCCGGCCTTTCGTGGGTGCAGTCGGCGGACGTGATGTACATCGTCCACCAGTCGCACCCGCCGCGCCGCCTCACCCGCACCGGCCACACCTCGTGGACGATCACCGATGTGGTGTTCTCCGACGGGCCCTGGCTCGCCCAGAACGACACCGACACCACGCTGACCGCCTCCGGCACCTCCGGCAACATCACCATCACGGCGAACTCGGTCACCGGGATCAACGGTGATGCCGGATTCGCGGCGAGCGACGTGGGCCGCATGGTGCGGATCAAGAAGAGCGCGGGCACCGACGCGGACGGCGACGGCGACGTGGACTGGGGGTGGGGGACGATCACCGCCGTGAACTCGACGACCAGCGTCGCCGTCACGGTGAAGAGCAACTTCGACGGCGCGGCGACCTCCGGCAGCAAGTCGTGGCGGCTCGGCGCGTGGTGGCAGGGGAACTATCCCTGCGCGGTGACCTTCCACCAGGGCCGCCTCTGGTTCTGCGGCACGCCCAACGATCCGGCGCGGCTGTGGGGGTCGAAGTCGGAGGACTACCACAACTTCGAGCTGGGCGACGAGGACGACGATTCCATCGAGCTTCGCCTCGCCGCGAACGACGTGCACGCGATCCGGTGGATGATTTCCAACGGGAAGACCCTCGCGGTCGGCACCGACAGCGGCGAGTGGCTGATCGGTTCGGGCGTCACCGATCCGACGATCACCCCGAACGCCCTCTCGCCGAGCCTCGAAACCGTCTACGGCTCCGCCCAGAACCTCCCCGTCCGTCGTCTCGGCGGCTCGACCCTGTTCATTCACCGGGCGAAGCGGAAGCTGATGGCGCTCAAGTACTTCTTCGAGAGCGACACCTACGACTGCGAGGACCTGACCATCCTCGCGAACCACATCACGAAGGGTGGTCTGATCGACTGGGCGTGGCAGGAGGAGCCGGATCGCATCCTCTGGTTCGCGCGCGGCGACGGGTTCTTCCCCGGCTTCACCTTCGCGCCGCAGCACGACGTGGCGGGCTGGCACCGGCATCAGACCGACGGCGCGGTGGAGTCGATCGGCAGCATCCCCGGCGACGGGCCCGACGAGATGTGGTGCCTCGTCAATCGCACCGTCCAGAACGAGACCCGCCGCTACATCGAGCGCATGGACCCCTCCGACGAGGATATCGCGCGCGATGACGCCTTCTTCGTCGATTGCGGCCTCACCTACGACGGGGAGCCGACCACCAAAATTCACGGCCTCGACCACCTGATCGGCAAGAGCGTCGCCATCCTCGCCGACGGCGGGGTTCTCTCCCAACAGGTGGTCGCGGACGACGGGTCGGTGACCTTGCCTTACGAGGCTTCGAAGGTGCACGTCGGGCTGCCTTATCGTGGGCTCCTGGAGCCCACCGGCATCGACGCCGGGGCGATGGACGGCTCGGCCCAGGGCAAGATGAAGATGGTCCTCCGGGTCGCGGTGGACGTGCTCAACTCCGGGCGCGGCAAGATCGGGCCTTCGGAAGACGATCTCGTGGACATGGAGGGCGGACCCGAGCAGACCGCGTTCGACGTGCCGCCGCCGCTCTACACCGGCGAGATGCTGACGCCGTTCCCCGGAAGCTGGGGGCCGGAAGTCGAGGTGGTGATCGTCGCCGACGATCCGCTTCCCTTCGAGCTGCGCTCGATCGCCATGTACATCAACGTGAACGACGCATGATGCGAGTGGTCCCGTTCGAGCCCGAGCACCTGGCGCGCCTGGAGGGCCGCGAGGTGGAGCGACGGCTCTTCACCCTGATCGCCGACCGGGACGCTTACGCCCGCGCGATGGTGCGCCCCGGCCTCTCGTTCACCGGCCTCGGCGATGACGGCGCGGTGATCGGCTGCGCGGGCGTGATGCCCCTGTGGTCGGGCGTCGGGCAGGCCTGGGCGCTGCTCTCGGTGCGCGCGCCGGGAGCGTTCAAGGCGGTGCACCGCGCGGTGTGTCTCGGGCTCGATAACGCCTTCTCGTCCGGCGGCTTCCACCGGGTGCAAATCAGCGTCGCGGCCGACTTCCCCGGCGCCCGCCGGTGGGCGGAGCACCTCGGCTTCGTCTGCGAGGGGCTGATGCGCGGGTACGGCCCGCTCAACGACGATCACTTCTTGTTCGCAAAGGTCATCAAATGACGGGAATCGAACTCGTAAGCGCCGCTTCCATGAGCAGCCTGTTCGGCACCGCCGGGGCGGCTGCGGGCACGGCAGGCTACGTCGGCGCGCTCACCCTCGGCGACGTGATGATGGGGGCGGGCGCCCTTCTCGGAACCACCAGTGCCCTTTCCAGCTCCCGGCAGATGGCGGCGTCCTCGAAGTACAACGCCGCCCTCGCGGAGACCCAGGCGCAGTATGCCCAGCAGCAGGCCCAGGCCGACGCCAACGCGCAGAAGGAGAAGGACCGGAAGCTGATGGCGGCGCAGCGGGCGCGGATGGCGGCCGGCGGCCTCGACATGACCTCAGGTTCTCCCCTCGTGGTGCTGGAAAACACCGCCTCCGAGGCGGATGCGGACTACCGGAACATCCTGGCGAACGGCCAGATGCAGGCGAACTACTACCGATCCCAGGGGGCTCTCGACTCCCTGCAGGGCAGCTCGGCCCTCACCTCGGGCTGGCTCACCGCCGGTTCGACGGCCCTCAGCGGCACCACCGCCCTCGGGAGCGCGAGGTCGAACCGTGAATTCCGTCTGGCGACGGCCAACGCCTACATGGGCAACTCCGGGGCAGGCTTTCCATGACCGCAATCCCTGAACGCTCTTCCCGCGTGCCGCTTCTCGACGCGCGCTTCCTCGGCGCTCGCATGCAGCCGTCTCCCGGTACCTCCGGGACGGTCGCCCGCGCAGCCATGAACTTCGTCGGCAACATCGCCGAGATCGACGAGCGGAACGCCCGCTTCGACGCGGCGATCACCCACGCCAAGCGCGCGGTGGACATGGCCAACTATGGCTCCCAGGCCTACGTGATGCTCGCCGACCAGGCCGACAAGATCGGCAACGACGGGGACTGGAAGGGTGCCGAGGCGAAGTACAAGCAGGCGACCGAGGACATCAAGGCGCAGTTCAAGGACCAGATTTCCGACCCGACCACCTATCAGCTCTGGGAGGCGCAGTTCAACCGGACCGCCGCCGTGAAGGGCATCGACGTGCGGTCGGCGGCGCGGAAGAAGGCGATCGACCACGGTGTCGCCTCGCTCGACAACACCCTGTTCAACTACCAGCAGCTCCTCGGCCGCGCGCGATCGCCGGAAGAGGCGAAGATCATCAACGACAGCGCCATCGACGCGATCGCGGGCGCGGTGGGGACCGGCCTCATCACCGAGACCTCGGGCGGCGAGCGGGCGCGGAAGTTCATCACCACCGGCCAGGAGAACATGGCCAAGACGACCTTTCAGGATTGGATTTCCCGAAACCAGAACTACGCGCAGGCCTACGTGTCGCTCGAAAAGGGGCAGTTCGGAGACCCTCACCTCTCGGCGATGTGGAACAGCCTCGATCCCGAGCAGCGCCTCAAGCTCAAGAAGGAGGCGCTCGAAATGGCGAACGCGCAGCACGCCCTGTCGTCGCGCGCGCGGGAGGACCGGGAGCGCACGCTCCGCACCGATGCCGAGGCGACGGAGAAGATGATCCTCGCCGAGTCCGATCCCGCCAAGCGCGACGCGCTGCTCTGGAAGTACTACGGGAACCCGATGGGGACCGGCGAACGGTACGGGCAACTGCGCGAGTGGTCGGAATCGGTGGGCGCCGGGCCGGTCGCCGACGACCCGGCGACGCGGGAGACCCGACGGCGCGCGATCCTCAACAACCAGCTCACCGACCCCGCGCTCCTGGCGCAGGACCTCAAGGACGGGAAGATCACCTTCAAGACCCTGGGCGAATTTCAAAAGCTGATCGAGGTTCAGCAGAACCAGGCGTTCGGTCGGGCGAAGGACATCCTCCGCAACGGCCTCGGCGTGCCCGAGGGGATGATGATCACCGACATCTCCAAGAACAAGCAGGCGCAGGTTCTCGCCGACGCGATGGTCGAGTTCGAGACGACGATGGCGAAGAGCCCCGACGTGAACCCGGTGGATACCGCCCTCGGTCTCGTCGAGAAGTTCAAGAAGCAGGCGCAGGCGGGAAGCGAGGTCGAGAAGTCCGGCGCTCTCTCCGGTCTGATGAGCCTCAAGTACCAGTCGGTGGAAACCCTGATGGCCGACCTCGCCAGGGGCAAGGTCAGCAAGGCCGAGGCCGCCTCGCTGATCCCCCAGATCACCAGCCTCAGGCAGGCCGCAGGGATGCCGACCGAAGACATCAGCGCACTCGGGGGACAGCTTAAATGACCGGCTTCGACAACGACCAGGACTACCTGGAGTCGCGCTCCGAAACCTACCTGCGCAACCTCCCCGGCGGCGCCGAGGCGCTCGACGACCGCTTGCGCGCCGAGGTCGGGGTGCGCCGGGAAATCCGCTCGGATAATGGGCAGCAGTTCGAGGTGGAAGTCCACCCGGACGGTTCGGAATGGTTGCTCGGCCGCGTCGGCCAGAGCGGCGGTACCGGGATGATGATCAAGGGGCCGCAGGCACCACAGGGGCAGCAGCAGGGCTCCGGGGCGTCGGTCGCCGCGACCGGAACCGGCAACGCGCAGGAGGGCGCGCCCCAGGAGCCACGAAAGGACGGCTTCACCGAAGCGTTGAAGGATGCCGCGAAGGAGGCCGGTCGCGGGGTGATGAGCGGCCTCGACCAGGGCAGCCTCGAACTCCTTAAAACCCTGCGCCTCGACGACTTCGCAAACTGGTTCGATTCCCAGGTCGAGGCGGCCACTGGCTTCAAGGGCATCCCCTACGATCCGCCGGAGAGCACCGGAGGCCAGATGGTCGCGGGCGTGGTGCAGGCGGTGCCGACGATGATCCCGGCGGCGCGGGCCCTCGGCGGTCTCCAGAAGCTCGGCACCCTCGGCCGTCTGCTCTACGGCGTCGGCGTCGGCGCGACGGCGGATTTCGCCGGGTATTCACCGGACGATCCCGGCTTCGGCGAACTCGCCAAGGAAATCGGCAAGATGGACGAACCGGCCCTGGAGGCGGTGCGTTCGGCGATCGAGGAGACCCTCGCGAAGAACGAGGATGACGGTGAACTGGTGAAGCGCCTGAAGAACGTCGGCGGCGGTGCCCTCGCGGGTGGCGTCATCGAAGGAGCGCGCGGCCTGTTCAAGCTGGCGAAGCATGCCGATCCGGCGTTTCTGCGCAGGCTCGCGGCGACCGGCGCCGTCGGCGTGGCGATGAGCCCCGACGAGGCGGACGCCTCGGGCAAGACCGAGATGATGAAGCGGCTTCTGTCCGGGCTCTCGCGCACCGCCGCCGACATGAAGTTCCCGGTGCGTCAGAAGCTCCGCGACCTCTACGACCAGAGCCTGAAGGTGCGGGATCGCAAACTTCCGCCGGTTTCCCTCGGCACCGTCGGCGACGAGGAGGCGGCGGCGATCAAGGCCGAGACCGGACTCGACGTTGCAGGCTTCGAGCGCGTGGTGGACAACTACGGCATCCGCCACACCGACAAGCAGCACGGTCGGGCGAGCACCGAGACGCCGCGCGGCCAACTGCCGATTACCCGCGACGATATTGCCGACATTCCGCTGATCGTCGCCGAGCCCGACAAGATCGCCTACGGCGGAAAGGATGGGATCGGGCGCGACATCATCGTCTACAGCAAGACGCTGGGAGACGAGGAAGAGCGCCTGACGTTCTATGCCGAGGAGGTGAGGGGCGGGAAGAAGCAGCTCGTGCTGCAATCGATGTGGAAGCGGAAAACCGACGAGCAGCATGGCGCCGACGGTGCGGCTCTTGCCCCTTCTCCAACGTCCGAAACGCTTCGGTCCGCCGCTTCCTCCGACAATATGGCATCGGCGGGCCCGGATTCCAAGGACATCCTCTCGGCGGCCACCGGCGTGGCGGTCGGGACCGGAGGCGACGACGCCGAGGCCCGGCAGCCGGAGCAGCAGCAGGGACGGGTGATGACGATCGAGGATCTGCACGCTCGGCAGGAGGCCACCGGCGAGGTGCAGGTGGCGGGCCCGTGGAGAGCGGGCCTGCGCAAGGCGGTGTCGATCGCCGCCCGCGACGCGGAACGCCCCCTGGTCGAGCGCGCCGGCGGCTTCGTCAAGCTCCGTCCGCCCGCCTCGGCCGAGGAAGCGGGGTTCCTGCAGCATCTCGGCGTTCCGCCCGCCACCGGCGTGGACTTCAACTTCGCCCACATCACCAGCTCCGACGACCTCAAGGCGGCGATCGACGCCGCGTCGCAGGTGTTCGCCAAGGACATCGACGCGGCCAAGCGCGGAGTGATGAAGCACGAGGCGACCAAGGACATCGCCGACCAGCTCGACGTGTCGGAGAAGGTCCTCAATCGTGGTGTCGGCGAACTCTGGAACGCCGAGCAGATGGTGGCGGCCCGTCAGATGCTGGTGACCTCCGCCCAGCAGCTCGACGAACTGGCGCAGCACGTTCGGGCCGGGACGATCGCGCCCGGCACCGCCAGCATGGATGAAACCGCGCTCGCCTTCCGCCGCCAGCTCGCCTTCCACGCCGCCGTGCAGGCTCAGGTGAAGGGGGCGCAAACCGAGATCGCCCGCGCGCTCTCGTCGTTCCGCATCGACGTGGGCGACGACGCGCTCAAGGGCCAGCGAATCCAGGAGATGCTGGCGCAGTCGGGCGGCATGGACGACGCCCGCCGCATGGCCGAGGACTATCTGGCCATCAACTCCCGCGCCGGGCGGAACAAGTTCGCCTCGGGGAGCTGGGCGACGAAGGCGAAAAACGCCTATTTCGAGGTGTGGATCAACGGCCTCCTCTCGAACCCCAAAACCCACATCGTCAACATCGCGGGCAACGCGGTGTACGGCGCGTGGCAGGTTCCGGAGCGCGCCCTCGCGGGTCTCTTCGGCATGGCGCGCACCGCAGTCACCGGCTCCGAGGACCGCGTGTTCGTGGGCGAGGCGATGGCACAGATTTACGGCTCCCTCGAAGGCTTCGGAGACGGCCTCCGGATGGCGGCCAAGGCATTCCGCAACGAGGAGCCGCTCGACCCGATCGGCAAGATCGAGGCGCGAACCCGCCGGGCGATCAGCGCCGACAACCTGCAAGTGGCCGGGCCGATGGGCAAGGGCGTCGATTATCTCGGCGCGGCGATCCGCATGCCGGGGCGGTTCCTGATGGCGGAGGACGAGTTCTTCAAGTCGGTGGGCTACCGCATGGAACTGCATTCTCTCGCCTACCGCCGGATGAAGCAGGCCCTGGAGAGCGGTGCCAGCGAGCAGGATGCGGCCAACGTGCTCGCCGACACCCTGCGCAACCCGCCGACCGAACTCAAGGCCGCCGCCGAGGACGCCGCCCGCTACATGACCTTCACCAAGGATCTGGAAAGCGACGCGATGCGCCACGTTCAGGGCCTCGCCCACACCCCGGTGGGGCGGGTGATCCTGCCGTTCGTGCGGACTCCGGCGAACATCATGAAGGCAGCCTACGAACGCTCGCCGCTCTACATGGCCTCGCCCCAGCTCTGGAAGGATATCTCCGCCGGGGGCGCCCGCGCCGACGTGGCGATGGCGCGCGTCGCCCTCGGCAGCACCATGGTGGCCTGGGCCGCGAACCTGACGATGGAAGGGAGCGTCACCGGCGGCGGTCCCGCCGATCCGGCGGAACGGGAGATGTGGCTGAAGAGCCACCAGCCCTACAGCGTGAAGATCGGCGACCAGTGGTACAGCTACGGCCGGATCGAGCCGCTCGCGCTGCTGTTCGGCTATACCGCGAACGTCGTCGAAACCTTCAAGTACGACGTGGACGACAAGACCAAGGATAAGGCTGCCCTGCTGCTGGTGACGAAGGTCGCCGACACCCTGAAGGACAAGTCGTGGCTCCAGGGGGTCGCCGACGTGTCGGAGGCGATGGCCGAGCCTGACCGCTTCCTCTCGGTCTACATGGCGCGGCAGGCGGGTTCCCTCGGGCAGCCGGTATACGGCTCCCTGGTGCGGGGCCTCGTGCGCGCCGACGATCCGACCATTCGCGACAGCCGCCCGGACCCCGGCGAGGACTGGGCTCTTCAGCAACTCGACCTGATGGTGAACGGCATCAAGTCGGCGGTCGGCGCGAACGGCGACATGCCGCCGGTGCTCGACATCTTCGGCAATCCGAAGAAGAGCCAGACCGACGACTGGTGGGAAATCATCTCGCCGATCGAGGCCACCAGCGCGAAAGGCGATCCGGTGGCCGAGGAGCTGGTGCGTCTCGGCATGCCGATCGCGAAGCCCGATCGCAAGATCGGCGCGGTCGATCTTTCCCCCCGCCAGTACCACGACTTCGTGGAGCTGTCGGGCAAGGGCGTGAAGATCGAGGGACACGACTTCCACCAGGCGCTCGCGGTGCTGTTCGCCTCGCCTGAGTACCTGGGGGCGTTCCCGGCGGTGAAGCGGCGGATGGTCAAGGCGATCTACGACGGGTATAAGGATGTGGCGAGGGCCGAACTGTCGCGCCGCTATCCCGACATCGCCCCGAAGCTGATGGTGGACCAGCTCATGAGGAACATCCGGTGACGTGGTGGGTCCTGCTCGACGCCGCAGCCTATACCCTGGTGATCGCGGGTGCGCTCGCCGCCGCCGCGCTCGCCATGGGTCTGCTGGGCTGGTCCGTCCTCGTCCTCTGCAACCTGCTTCTGCCCGCGCGCCATCCCCTCAAGGCGGATTGGCCGTGGCTGCTCGCGCTGCCGTGGATCGGCGTTCTCAAGCCGGTGCTGCGGTTCATGGGCGAGATCGTCGCGGGGCTGGTCGAGGCGAAGCGTCGCCTCCTCCGGGAGTTGTTGGGGGCGGCTGGGCGCTTCCTCTAATCGCAGAGTCCGGAGCCCTTCATCGCCGGGTGCAGCAAAGCGGCAATCCCGGAGAGGGAAGCGATCACCATCATCGCAACTACGACACTGCCGATCTTCCTGTAGATCGAGGTCCGGCGAAACTTTCGAGATGGGGCGGATAGTTCGATAGCTAGACGATGCTCGGCGATGTACGTGAGGGCGAGAATGAGCGCAACCTGCTCCTTCGATGTCAGCCCGTTTCCGGCGAGAAAGTCGCCGATCCCGGTTCCGCTGAAGAACAGGATGCAAACCATCGTCGCGCCGATGAAGGCGCCGCCGACGCGGCCCCGGCGTTCGATTCGCTCTTCGGCGTCGTCGAGCATGTTGTCCTCCGCATCGGCCGGTGGCCGGCGGGGGCGCGGGGCGCTTGCAACACCCCGAACCGCGAGGGCTGGCCTCGCACGACCTAACACGGCCAATGTCGGGCCGTCCCGCCACCCGTGCACCGGGCGGGTCAGTCGTAAACCAAGAGAGCCATGGAGTCTATTCGATGCGGTAGGTGCTCGCGCCTGTTGGCGAAGGCCTCGGGCGGAGCTATGACACTGGAAATCAAGTGTCCGCGCTGCGGAACCTTGAACTCCCGCGTGGTGCGGGCCGAGAGCCCCGAACCCGAGCGCCCCAGAGCGTCGTCCAAGGATGACGCCCATGGCGGCCGAAACCTCGAAACCTGTTGATCCTCTCCCCGGCGCCGCGCCGTGGGTCGGCGGCAAGCGCCAGCTCGCCAGCCGCATCATCGCGCGAATCGGGGCGATCCCCCACACCTGCTATGCCGAACCGTTCCTGGGCATGGGCGGGGTGTTCTTCCGGCGACCCCGCAGGCCACCGGCGGAAGCCATCAACGATCTGAACCGCGAGGTGTCCAACCTGTTCCGGGTGCTGCAACGCCACCCGGACGCCCTCTTCGCCGAGCTGCGATGGAAGGTGAACGCGCTTGCCGAGTTCGACCGCCTGCGCGCCGAGAACCCGGACCTGCTCACCGACGTGGAACGGGCGGCGCGGTTCGCCTTCATCCAGTACGCCACCTTCGGGGGGAAGGTCCGGACCACCTCCTTCGGCCGATCGACGACCGGGCGGGCGCGGTTCGAGGCCGGACGGGTGCGCCGCCTGTTCGAGGCGATGCACGAGCGGCTCGGAGGGGTCCACATCGACGGATTGCCCTACGCCGAGTTCATCGAGCGTTGGGATCGCCCCGGAACCCTCTTCTATGTTGATCCGCCATATCACGGGCACGAAGGCGACTATGGGCGGGGGATGTATGGCCCGGACGACTTTGCGCGTCTGGCGGGCCTCCTGGCGCGGATAAAGGGGCGGTTCCTGCTCTCCCTGAACGACGTGCCGGAGGTGCGGGACATCTTCTCCGGCTTCGACATGGAGGAAGTGGCGCTCACCTACACCGTGGGCGGAGGGGGAAAGGCAAAGGCGGCGCGCGAGTTGCTGATCAGCGGCGGAGGGGGATCATGAATTCCCCTCACATCCTGATCCCGGAGGGCACGCCGCGCATCCAGTACATCGCGGATGGCGAGGAGGCGGCCTTCGCCTTCCCGTTTCCCATCTTCGAGGCGGGCGACCTCCTCGTCTACCTCGGGGTGGAACTGCGGAAGGAAGGCTACCACGTCGGCGGCGCCGGGCTGACCGAGGGCGGGGCGGTGACATTCGTCGATCCCCCTCCGGCAGGTTCGGTCGTCACCTTGGCCCGCTCGGTGCCGATCGCGCGGACCACCGACTTCCAGGAAGGCGGGTCGTTCCGCGCCCGTGTGCTCAACGAGGAACTCGACCGCATCGCCTGCATGGCGCAGCAGCTTCTGGAGAAGTTCGATCGGGTGATCTTCCGCCCGATCACCTCGACCTCGGTGGCATCGCTCGCCCTCCCGGACCCGACTGCGGGGAGGGCGCTGAAGTTCGGCGCGGACGGCGCGCTCACGGTGTCCAGAGGCGATCCCGACCAGGCGCAGGCGGACGCGGCGTCGTCGGTGACGACGGCGCAATATCACGCCTCGGTCGCCCTGGCGGCGCGCATCGGGGCGGAGGCCGCTCGGGACATTGCGCTCGACGCGCTCGACCACTTCGACGATCGCTACCTCGGTCCGAAGCCGGGTGACCCGACGACGGACAACGACGGCGATCCTCTGGAAGGAGGTGCGCTCTACTTCAACACCGCTTCGGGCTCTCTCCGTCTGTGGACGGGAGCGGCCTGGGTTGCCGCCTACGTCTCGGGGGCGGATTACCTGCTGATCGCCAATGCCCTCGCGGAGATCGCGGCAGCGGGGCTCCAGGCGATGGCGAAGGCAAGCCTCGGTGTCGAGGTCATGGGCGCGAACGTCGCCTCGGCCTCAACCGTCAACCTCGACGGCGCTTCCTGGGATTACGCCAGGATCACCGGAACCACGGCGATCACCGCGATCGTCCTCTCTTCCGGCCACCGGCGCACGGTGGTGTTCGGCGGAGCCCTGACGCTCACGCACGGGGCGGCGCTGATCCTGCCGGGAGCGGCCAACATCACCACCGCGCCGGGAGACTGCGCGGTGTTTGTCGGCGAGGGGGCGGGCGTCGTGCGGTGCATCTCCTATACGAAGGCCTCCGGCCAGGCGGTCGTCACCCCTGCCACCGGCGTCACCTCATTCAACACCCGATCCGGCGCGGTCGCGCTCACCTCTGCGGACGTGTCGGCGGCCCTGCCGAGCGCGATCGTCAGCGCCGGGCAAATTCAAGTCGGCTCGATGTACAGCAGCGGGTACTACGCGATCCGCTTCACCCGCGCCAACGGCACCACCTTCGACGTGCCGACCGGCGCCTATTGGTCCTACGACAGCGGCGGGGGTTGAGGGAACGGCCCGGCCCCGAAGCCGCACCTCCTGGAGAAGCCTCGAATGCCTGAAAAATCCCTCCTTGCCGACATGCAGGGCACGCTCGCCGCCGCCGGTTGGGCGATCCTCTGGGCCCTGAGCGGTCGCCTGCTCTACGTGATGAACCTGGTCCGCATCGGCAAGCGAAAGGAGTTCTTCTCGGTTCAGACCGTGTGGGAACTGGGGGTCGCCGTCGGCATGGGTGTCGTCGCCGGCGGCCTTTCCGAATACCTGGGCCTCGAGGGGCTGACCAGCGCCGGGTTCATCGCGGCCGTCTCCTACCTCGGGCCTCACATCATCGAAGTTTTGCTGACCTTGGCGGCGCAGAAGGCGGGGCTCGAAACCCCGGCGACGCCGCACGCTCACCAGAAGGGGGAGGAGTGATCCCATGGACATGTCCCTGATGAAACGGGAGCTGACGCAGGACGAGGCCTTGCGGCTCAAGCCCTATCGCTGCACGGCGGGGAAGCTCACGATCGGCGTCGGCCGCAATCTCGACGACGTGGGCATCACCGCGAACGAGGCGGACTACCTCCTCGAGAACGACATCGGCCGCGCGATGGCGGACCTCGATCGCGCGTTGCCGTGGTGGCGGGGCCTTTCGGATTCGCGCCAGCGCGCTCTGGTCAACATGTGCTTCAACCTCGGGCTCACCCGGCTCCTGGGCTTCAAGGGGATGCTTTCGGCGCTCGAATCCGGGGACGGTGCAGAGGCGGCGCGTGAGGCGCTCGACAGCGCCTGGGCGCGGCAGGTCGGCGGTCGGGCGCAGCGCATAGCGAAGATGCTGGTGGAGGGCTGAAGCATGGCGTTCGGCATCGACGACGCCATCGCGGCGGCCTCAAGATCATCGACAAATTCGTCCCCGATCCGGCTGCGAAGCAGCAGGCGGAGGCGGACCTGCGCGCCTCCCTGATGTCGTGGGACCAGGGGCAAGCGGCGACCAATACGGCGGAGGCGCAGAGCGGAAACTGGTTCGTTGCCGGATGGCGGCCGTGGATCGGCTGGGTTTGCGGCCTCGCGCTGGCGGTGCAGTTCGTGGTGGGCCCGCTCGCGGTGTGGGTGTTCGATCTGCTCGGTCACCCGATCCAGGCACCGCCGACCCTCGACGACATGCTGTGGGAGCTGATGTTCGGCATGCTCGGCATGGGTGGCCTGCGAACCTTCGAGAAGATCAAGGGCGTGGCGCGGTAGCTCTCGCGCCCGTTGCACGAGGAGAACTGTCGGATTTCCTTTCTCCGACGCCAAAATGGTGGGACACTTTGCTTCTGAAACCCAAGGAAACGATGGGCCCGGCGAGTGTCCCACTTTCTTCCAACCTGTTGGCGCGGCTGGGAAACGGTAGTCCGCCCCTGGGCACCATTCCTCTCGTAACCCATTGAGAGGAAAGAAATCCTTCTAGATCATGGCCTAGCAGCATCCCTGGTGGTACAAACAGGGTGTACAAACGATGGTCCTTGCCATGAGCCGTCCCGTAAAGCATCCGAAGACCGGTATCTACTACTTCCGAAAGGCTGTGCCTGAAGACCTCCGCGCCCTTGTGGGCAAGCGGGAGGAGAAAATCAGCCTCGGCACGAAGAACCCGGCAGAAGCCAAGCTTGATCGATGTCGCCTGGGGGGACGATCATGAAGCCGGAGATCTATTTGTCTTCATCGGAATGAAAGCGTTACCTCGCTCGACATGATTTTTTTGTCGAGCAGATAAAAGAGCGAGTATTTAAATGGTTCTCCGACGATGAAATGGGGAAAAGCGCTGATGATGAGGCGCAAAAAGTGTATCAAAGCTTTGCCAGTGCGCTGTTGGCCGGAACAGCAGACATAGATGATGCGCACGATATGGCGCGGGAAGAAGCCTATAATTTTTATAGCCTTCTGCTTGATATGAAAGTGAGCGTCTATCTCTCAGCATTGTCTACTGTATATCATCAATGGGACAAAGATATAAGGAGATTTCTAAGAGAATGGCTTGGATATTACTTCAATTACGGTGTGGTTAACAAATTTTGTGAGCAGCTAGACCAAGGTAAAATATTCTCAGAACTTGAGATTTTTGGCTTTTTCTTTAAGAAAATGGAATGCTATAGATCGATAACGGCCACCAGGCTTATCGTTAATGTGTATAAACATGGCCATGGTTCATCTTTACGGGCGCTTTCAAAAGAGTATCCTCGATATCTGACCCCGCCTTTCGGTGATCGAGAGAATGCGCGACCTTTCGACGCCCCCCTCCTTGAGAACCTGTCTATCACGGAAGCGGAGTTTGATGAGTTGGTCGGGGGAATGAGGCGGTTCTGGACGGAATTCCCCGAGCACTTAAGTGCCCCAGGGGCATAGGGCGGAATGGTGTAGGGGGGGGGTTAACCCTGCCCCTGGGCACCATTCCCCCCCATCCGTCTGAAACAAGGCTGGGCTCCGCCCGGGCTCATCGGGGCCGCAGGCTCCGAATCCCGTCCTTTTTTTGCCGCCGTCCGTCCATACGATCCTCCGTATTGTTTCGACAACGAGCGGAAATTCCAGCAATTTGACGTCGCCGAATTTTTCGTATGGGGAATGACCATGGAACCCATTCAACTGCATCGCGGTCGGCTGATCGACCACGTCCAACTTGTCGTCCGCGACCTCAAGGCCAGCCGGGATTTCTACACCGCCGTTCTGTCCGTGCTGGAGATTCCCGTCGTCGATACGGACGAGGGCTATTTCTGGGCGGACGAACTCGTCGTCTCCTCGCCGGAAAGTCCGGCGGCGCAGGGCGTACTGACGGGGCGGCACCATCTGGCCTTCCAGGCCAAGGACCACGCGACGGTGGATGCCTTCTACCGCGCGGCGATGGCCCATGGCGGGCGCGACAACGGCACACCCGGTGAGCGCGCCTATCACCCCGGATACTACGCGGCGTTCGTTCTCGACCCCGACGGCAACAACATCGAGGCCGTCCATCACGGCGCAGCCCGGCGCAGCGCCGCGTCGGTGGTGATCGCTTTCTAG